CGCCCATCGCGCATTGGAACAGCGGACCGTATGCCGGCTGCGCCGACGTGTTCGACCAGTCGGTCAACAACGTGTCCACTTCGAACGTCGTGATCTCGCGGAGCTGGTTCGGCAACCCGACAAACGTCCGCGTTCCCGTCTTGTCCTTGCGCCCCGTCTGCTCCGGAACCTGCTTCGCCTTGAACTTCAGCGCCGGAATCCGGTTCGCTCCCGTAATTGTGGGAATCACGCCGAAGCTGGACTCCAGAGCGCAATAAATCCGCTCATTATTTGAAGATATGTAACAACACGACATTATTCTGACTCCTGACTCCTGACTCCTGACGACGTCTTCAAACAGACATGTCCACTTCGAACGACACCTTCGCAATTTGCAGAAAGTTCTTCCCGCCCTGCTTCACCGCCTCGAACGCCACTTCGTAGCCCCCTGCGTAAAACGCGCCCTGGCCCCAGTTGCCGCGATTTGCGTCCAGAATCGCCGTGACCGCGTCTACATACAGCCGCAGTTGATCTTCCAACCCCTCGATCCGGTCCTGCGACACCCGCACTTCCGCCACCGTCCGCACTTTTCCCGAAAACGTCCGGAACTTCTCCGTCAGCAGATTCCGCACCCTGTCGGAGTAAACCTGCACCACCGGATACTTCGTCACACTCGCCCGTTCCGAAATTTCGAACGATTGGTTCTGCGTCACAACATGTGCCGGAGGAATGGGTGCCAGCGCCACGCCCGTATCCTCCGCCAGCGTGGCTACCGCGCTGCTCACCCCCGTATCGGTCGCCGTCAGGAACCCGGCGAAAATGCTCGAAGCAACGCTCGCTGTCTGCGCCATCGCTATCCCCTCCTCAAAACCGAGCCGCCCGTGATGTAGGAGTCCGGCAGCTGACCCGAGCCCACCGCCGCGCCCGCCACCAGCCCGCCGCCCGCTTCTGTGAACGTCTGCCCAATCGCGATCGGCGCCGAATTCTGCAGCGTTGTTGTACAATCCGTCAGCCCCATGTACACGTTGAACGCCGTCGCAACCGCCGGAACACTCGCGCCGTTCGTGACCGTCACCAGGCTCGCTACCGGAGCCTCATACGCCGTCGCCCGGCTCGGCTGTCCTTCCGCGCCCGTCGCCGAAACCCACGTGATCTGCACGTAGTACACGGCCGCCGGCAACAGACCCGGAACCGTGCTGATCACCGGCGTTCCCGGCTCCGGAACCGGTATGTTTACCAGCCCGATCCCATACTGCGTCGTCGTTTCGCGAGCTTCACGCTCCAGATCGATGTACTCATTCCACTTCGCCAGGTACCGGTCGTTCAGTTGATTGTTGTAAGCGTCGCGGTAGAAAATCCCCAGCGTGTGGAAGGCGTGCCATCGCTTCAGTTGCCGCGTCACCACCACGTCGGAGACGCCCCGCGCCCGGCGTACCATGTCGCCGCCCGTCGCTGTGCTGGTGTGATCCAGAAGGATGTTCAGCACGATCTCGCTGATCTCCTCCGTTGCCAGCCTCAGCTTCGTGTCCAGGTTGATCCCTTCCAGATTGGACACGTCGAGAATCTCCGCCTCGTACGCCCGCAGATCCTCCGGAGTGTTCGGCCATTGATCGGTCAACAGCATTCTTTCATCCCCTTCGATGGGGAGCTCCTTGGGCAGCTCCCCTTCTTCTCTCACCTGCCTCTTACGAGCTGACTTGAACCCCGAAGCTGTTGCGCAGCACGCCCACGCCGTACAGCACGTCCACCGTGAACTGCTGAGCCAGCGTGTTCGGCTGATAGCTCATCGTCACCCGCATGCCGAAGTTGCCCAGCTCCGCGTATTCCGCAATCGCGCCCGTTCCCGGCAGCGGCTGCGGCAATCGCCGGACCACCAGTCCGATAGCGTTCTTCGTGAACGCCAGATTGTGCGTCGTCACCGGGCTTGAACCCGTCTGCGGAACGAACTGCGAACGGAAGATGTAAAAGTCCTTCATCTTGCCGACCGCGCCGTCCACCAGCGCCCGCAAACCGGCCTCACCGGCCGAATTGAATTCGCTGAAGCGGGGAATCTGGCGCAGAGCCGAATACGTGGCCGGATTCACCACCAGGTACTTCGCGGCGTTCGGCGGAACCATCGCCGAAAACAGAGCCGTTTCCGCCGAATCCACCACCGCTTCGGTAATCGCCGTGCCGCCCGTGCCCACCGCCGCGTTCGACGTGAACTGCGACCACGTCGCAAGCAGCGACGTTTCGATGCTCTCCGCAATCGCCACCACCGCCGGCTGCATGTACAGCTTCAGCAGGTCCGGCACCGCCAGAATCTTCGTCACGTCCGGAATCTGGAACGTCGCTTCCGCATGCGTGTTCAGCACGATCTGCGCATTGCCGATCGAGGGGTTCTGCAACTGCACCGCATTGCCCTCCGCGATGTTATTCGCCACCAGCGTCGGAGGAATCGGCACGTTTACCGTGTCGCCCGCCCGCGCCAGCACCGGCTCGTAATCGCGATTGACCAGGTTCCCCATGACAAGGTTCCCCACCAGCGCCGGCAGAGCGTCCGCTGCCACCAGCTTCACAATCGCAGTCGCCACATTGGCTGAAGTAATAATTCCCATCGTTTCTCCTTTTGTCTTTCTGGCCCCTGGCCCCTGGCCCCTGGGCGCTGTCCTACAGTCCTCGCAGCGTCTGCGACGCTACCCTCGCGATCTCCTGCCTCACTCGTTCTCTTTCTTCCGCACTCATGCCAGGCCGGATCATGTCGAGATCGATTCCTCCGCCGGTGCCCGCGCTTCCTCCCCGCGGTCCCGCGCCCGCCCCGCTTCCGCCCGACATCCTCGCCGGAAGCAGCTCCGGATTCTCGTTGACGAATTCCTTCAGGTACTCGCGGATGTCTGCTCCGCCTTGTGCCATCAGCTTCCCGTCTTCGCTCCGGTACACATCGTCTTTTACTGCCCGATATGCCAATTCCACCTTCGCCACGCCCAGCTTCTGCAGCTCCGCCCGGATCGTCGAGCTCCGGTCCGCCTCTTCCGCCGCCACCCGGGCCTTCTGGTTTTCCGCTACCAGTTCATTCACCCGCTGCTCCAGACTCTCCCGCCGCTTCCGTTCCTCGGCGAGCTCGTTCTGGCTCCCCACAACCTCCTGCACCACCGACTGCACAAGAGCCCGAATATCTTCTTCCATCCCCTACCCCCTTGGCCCCGGTTGCTCGATCTCCCCTGGCCCCTGGCCCCCGGCCCCTGGCCCCTGCTGTCGGGCCCCTGGCCCCTGCTGTCGGGCCCCTGGCCCCTGCTGTCGGGCCCCTGGCGCCTGCTCGATCTCCGCGACAATCTGATCCTTCACGTCCTGCCGGCTGTCCGACAGATATTTCAGCGCCAGCTTCTTGAAAATTTCTTTCTTCAACGTCGGCGACTCCACTCCCAAATTCAGCAGTGCCTGCGCGTCCGTCAACTCCGTGCCAAAATCCGTGATGTCGAACTCGTCCATCCCCGTCACGCTGATCTCGATCCCGTCCTCCCGCGCCGCCGCGATCGCCGTCAGCACCCTCCGCACCAGATCCTTCATCGCGTCGCCGTACGCCCGCAGCACTTCCTGCGTGATCGAGAAATCCAACTGCCTGCTGATCCCCGACTGCTTCCCTCCCGCCGTCAGCGATCCGCCGGCCTGGGCCAAGTAGCACACCCGGTAAATCTCTTCCTGCAGCCGCGTCAGGTTGTCCTGCGCGATCTGGAAAACTTTGCCCTCCGGCTCCGTCCACCCGAACTTGTCTTCCGGCGATAGCTGGATGAAGTAGCTCTCGCCCACCATCTGGCTCCACGTCCGGTCGGAGTAGACAACCGGCATCGCGAACAACCCCATGGTCAGCGCCCAACTCAGCGCATTCGATTTGTTGAAATGCTCAAGTTGAAGTAAACCCGCCCGGTTAAGCATCCACAAACCTTCGGGAATGCGCAAATCGAACAGCGGAACCCGGTTCAGTTTCGCCAGCGCGTGTGTTCCTTCGTCCACCAGCCGGATCGCCTCCGTCGTCTGGACGTAAATCCGGAACGTCTGCTTGTCGTAGTACGCCCAGCGCGTCTCGGTCTCCCAATCCGCGTCTTCCACCCGGTCCTTCTTGACGGATTTCGTCCGGATCACCACCCAGGCGAAGTTCCCGTGATCGTCCAGACTCCAGTTGATGATGTCGTCCGAGGAATACGGCACCAGGTAAGCCCGCGACGCCCCCGTCGCGTCCTCTTCCGCCCGCGTCCCAGCCTTCGCCGCCGTCCTCGGAAAGTCCACCAGCACGTAGCTCGCACCCGTGATCAGGCTCTCCACGAACTGCTGCCGGAAAAACTCGCTCAATCCCGTGCCCTGCAGATCGACTTCGTCCATCAGCGCCGCGAAAAACTCCCGCGCCCGCGTGTTTGTTCCCTCGAACGTCACCACCGGCTCTCTCCGGAACAGCGTCGCCGCGTACCAGTCCACAATGCTGCCGATGTAGTTCTCGTAGAACACCCGGCTCAACCGCTCGGTGTAAACATCGCCCGGTTCCCTCTGCCGCGGCAGCAGATACTCGCTGGCCCGCAGCCGCAACCGCTCGCCGCCAATGTAAAGGTCCCTGTATTGCCTCCAAACGCGCTTCAGCGCCGCATACTCCGGATGCTCCCGATCAATGTCAATCATTAGGTCCGCCTTCCGTCCGCCTCTAAATCAGCCTCTGCCCCACTTCACCCACCGTCCCGCGCCCCCCGCACTCCTGCCACACCAGATACCCCAGCGCATCCGACAAATGCGTCCGCTTCGCATCGCGATCTTTATCGATCGCCTGGCTGCCTTCCTTGTAAAGCACCTGCTCGAGATCCTTAATCAGCTCCCTGCACTTCGGATCCACCCGCAGACACCTCTTCCCATCCGCAGCTTCCAGCTTCGCGTTCATCAGCGTCACCCGCTCCCGCACCAGCGGATTCGACTTCGGAATCCGAAACTCCACCCGCTCGTAATCCCCCAGCGATTCCTTCAAAATCTCCAGGTCCGTTTTGCCAGTGGTCTGAAGCCTGGCTCCCGTTGCGTCGGCGTACACCACCAGTCCCCCCGAATGCGACGGGAACCGTCTCCGGAACTCCGCGCATGCGTCGTACGTGCTCGCCCGGCTCAGTACGATTTCATCCAGTACCGCGACGCTCCCGTCCCGCCCAACCTGCCCGATCACGCTGCACATCGGGTCCACGTTGAAATCCAGGGCCCACAGCAGCGGAGCGCGCTCGTCCACCCGCGTCTCGCCCACGTTCCCGTCTCGCGTGAACGACGAATACACCCGCCCCGAACTCATGCTCAGGTATTCGCCCAGCACTTCCTGGCTGTAGAACTTTGGGTCGTAGCTGCTCTTCAGCCGCTCGTAATAGTCCGGAATTTTGTCCAACAGGAACCGGTTTTCGAACGGCTTCGCCAGCACCGTTTCGTAACCGTCCACCTTCGACGAAATGAAGCGTTGATAAACCCAGTCGTAACCCTTGGGCGTCCACACCGCGAACCCGCACAGCCTGGTCGCCTTCGGATCGCGCAGCCGCCCCTCGAGCCGCAGCCACGCCTGTTCCGACGTGTACGTCAGCTCGTCCAGCCCGAACCACGCAAGATTGCTGCCGCGCAGCCTCTCGAAATCCTCCACCGCGCGAAACAGGATCCGGGACCGCGTCTCGCCCATCACCAGAAAGTTCTCCGCCCGGTTGAACTCGTACGGAATCTCGTTGCGGTCCAGAATTTCGAACAGCGCGGCCTGCGTGGCGTCGCGCAGCATAGGATACGTCGGGGCGCCGATCAGCCCTGTGCGCCCCGCGTTGATGTAACTCAGCTTGATCGCTTCGTGGCAAAGCGCCTGGCTCTTGCCCGACCCGATCGGTCCCGAAAATCCCTTGAATCGTGCCTTCGAGAGGCGAAAGATCCTCTGCGAAGGCAAAGGGCTGTAGATTATCTCTCTGAGCTCTCCGGCTCCTCGATCCAGGTCACTCGCAGCGCCGTCTTCGGCTCCGCCGCCCTCTCCTTCTGAATCTGCAGCATCCGCATGTAGTCGCTCGGGGATACTTTCATCTCCCCGTTCGCCAATTGCCGCGCCATCGTTGCCAGAATCTCCTCGATCGTGGCCGGCTTCTGTTCTTTGTTCTGCCCTTCCGGGGTTGCGGACCGCTCCTTCGGCTCGTCCGTCGTTATATCTCGTTGTCGCATCCGACGTTTCCCTCACGACGGAAGCATAGCCGCCCCGCCCTGGCAACCTCGCCCAAAAATTCGCTAACCGTATGAATAGGAAGGAATTACAAATGCAAAATGTCGCGTGACGCGGCTCGCGGAAGGTTCGGAGTCATCCCGAAATGCCCGCATCCCCACTCACACATCGTCTCCATCAGGGGAACCAGTTTCTTCCCAGCCTCCGACAGATAATAGGTCACCGCCGGGGGCACTTCCTGCGACGCGCTTCGTTCCACAACCCTGTCCGCCTCCAACTGCCGCAACTGTTCCGCCAGCACTTTCTCCGAAATCTTTGCCAGCTTCTTGCGCAATTCCCCGAACCGCAGGGGACCGAACGACAGGTACCACAAAATCTGCACTTTCCATTTGCCGGACATCGTGTTCATCGTCGCCTGCACCGGACATCCGTGATGTTGTTTCATTGCCCTTACCTTTTTGTGCGTACTTCCGCTTTTCTTCTCTTCACCTTACGATGAAATTGGCCCCTCGAATGATTCGTTCAAACTCCCGCGTTGTGTTTCTTTCCACCGCCATCACCGCGCTCGGCTCCGTCTCCGTGTCCGTCTACCTCCCGTCGCTCCCGGCCATCGCGAAATCCCTCGCTGCAACCCCCGCCGAAACCAAACAGACCCTCACCGCCTTCTTATTCACCTTCGCCTTCGCCCAACTCGCCTACGGACCAATCTCGGACCGCTTCGGGCGCAAACTTCCGATTCTCTGCGGACTCACCGTCTACCTCCTCGGCAGCCTCGCCTGCGCCTCCGCGCCGAATGTCCCCCTCCTCATCGCCGCTCGCGTCCTCCAGGCCATCGGAGCCTCCGCCGGACCCGCCCTCGGACGCGCCGTCATCCGCGACGTCGTTGCCGGCCCGCAACTCACCTCCGCCCTGGCCGTAGTCGCCGCCGCCGTCGCCCTATCTCCCATGCTCGGACCCTTCGCCGGAGGATGGATCGCGTCCACCCTCGGCTGGCGAGCTGTCTTCTTCGCCCTCGCCCTCGCCGGAGCCTCGCTCCTCGCCGCGCTTCTCTTCCTGCTGCCCGAAACCAGCGCCCATCGCGACCCGTCCAGCACCCGCATCGGAACCATCCTCGCCCGCTATCGCCGTCTTCTTGCGGACAAGGAATACGCCTCCGCCGTCCTCTGCGGTGGATTCCTCACCGCCGGGAACTTCGCCTGGAACGCCGCCGCGCCATTCCTCTTCGCTTCTCTTTACAACATCGGACCGGACCGCTACGGCACCCTCGCCTTGTTCGTCGGTGCCGGCTACCTCACGGGCACCATCCTGGCTTCGCGTCTCGCCGGCCTCTGGACCGCGCCCCAAATCGTTTACACCGGCCTCGGACTCGCCCTCGCATCCGCCCTCGCGATGATCCTCGTCTCGGCGCAATCGCCGGCCTTGATCCCCATCCTC